GGTATTGCGGTTTTCCGTTACGCACTACGCTAAGCACGCCGCCTGTGTATTCCTGAGTGGTTACGTCAGGTGTATTGTTGGTAAACTGCTTAGAACCCAGAACCGGCTGCCAATCTCCTGACTGCACTAACGCCACGAATCCTTCTTGGTCTAATACTTCAAAAGCCGTGCGCAGCATTCTCCACCCTTTACGGATAAGAATAGGGGTCTTGAACTCGGTAAGGTACTGCTCGCAGCTTACGATACCTAATTCAAGGGTATCTTTATCGCAATTAATAGCATTTATTAATCCCATGATTTTAAGTGTATTTTATTGTTTTTAAACATTTATCGTTTATTGTAATCGTGGTATCGAAGCGTAATGCATCGATGATATCAGTCGTTTTATTTTTATCGTTTTCTCCGTAGTTAGGGAACTCTACAGTAGTAAAAATTCCATCCCATACGAATATCTGCGATTTTGTAAACAACTGTTCAATGTTACGGGCTAACGGAAACAATATATTGTTGTATGATGTAGCCCAGCGTTGTGAGTTAGTCATATCAACAGCTGTGTTCCTTGTTGCCAGTATAAGCGTTAATGTAGCCGTTGCCGCAACCCGTTTTGCGTCATGCTCTATAGTATTCGCAGAATTATAAATAATCGGGTATACAGGCTTAGATGGATCGTTACCAAATAATTTAATTAATTTATTCCAGTGAACGTCGTTTCCCCATTCATATCTCGGAGCGAATTCCTGAATTAATGGCAGGGTATCAAAAGCTTCTTTTAACCTAACGTGTACATTTATCATATCCCTAAAATGTTTTGAATTTGATAAAACCCAAAATTACCAGTGCTGTAATCCGCTTGGTTCTCATTCAGGAATTGGTACAGGCTCACAAAATTAGGCGCGTAACTTCCGTAGAATATACAGCCACATCCATGATGATATTGATACATACTAACAAATTCATTCCAGTAATCGATAACACGCTGCTCTGCTAAAACGGGTATTGAATTTGCGGATTCCGCGCGCTCCAGTCCTGTCGTATTAAATTGTACCGATTCGTATTTTAGAAAATTTACATACACATAGTAACCGATTATATCGCGTAAGCCGTCAAATCGTTTGTTATCGTAAGTTTTCCCATTTACGAGGTCGTACCATTTGTTACCGGCTGTTTCGTAATTATCCACCAGTAAATCATACTGCTCAGCTCCTAACGCATTAATCAATAACAATCGCTCATACTTCACTATGGCAGCCGTTAATTTATCCTGATTGTTAGGCTGTGTACCTCCGTGTATATCGGGTACTGCCTGAACATTCGGGATAAAAAGTCTGCCTGTAAAGTATGATTTGTCGATTATCATTTGATGTTAGTTTATAACCTCGATTACGCCCTGTCCTGAATATATCTCGTAAGCTGCATCGGATACCGCCTGCACATGCCCTTTTTTAAGGAACTGGCCGAAATCCTTAGTGAAACGCACTAAGCGCGTGTTTACGATGTTTATCTCTACTTCTTTACCTGTAGATGATGCAGCAAGGTTACGCGCTGATTGCTCTGCTTTACCTTCGTAATATGCTTGTGCCAGGCTTTTTTTATCTTCTGCCGGAGTTTCTTTTGTTTCTTTAGCTTCTGCCATGATGTTTTAAATTTTATAGATTAAACCCCGCCGAAACGGGGCTATAATAATTATGCTGCTGTAATAAGCGTTTTAACGTTAGAGAATGTATCTCTTACGATACCGGCACGCGCACCTGTAGGCAGGATTACCGCGATAAATTTCTCTAAAACGTGAGTACGTATGTTACGTGCTAAACCTGTAAGGTTAGTGGTAGCCTGCGCATCAGTAACACCATCAGTCTCAAAATACATCAATTGGCTGTCTACACCTACTTTTACAGTAGCCAGTAAATCTCCAATGATAAATTCATCAACACCGAGTTTAGGATCTTTAATGTAACGTATCACATTGCCACCCCAATCCAGGCCGTTCTCAACAAGAGCAATCGACTGCCCGTTGCTAAGTGTATAAATACCCTCGGCATTTTTCTCCTGTTTCATGTTACGCCATGCAATTGGGTTCATCATGATTGTGTTTGGAACATAATCAAGATTTTCCAGCGTAGCGATAACAGCACCAAGCGCATCGTAGTTGTTCGGGTTGTCGTTGATGTTCAGCGCAGCGTTAGGCGTGAAAGCTGTTGCACCTGCACGTATAGCCGCCAAAACAACTTCAGGCACTTGTTTGTTAATAAGCTCTGTAAACTTCTGCTCCATGCGGTTAACAAGGGCAGCGAAGAACCTACGTAGTTTAGTAGTAGTATGCCACATTGCAGCAACCGGGTTAGCATCGGCGGTCTGTGTGTCGAATGTCATTTTAACAACAGGCTTAACAGCGCATTCCGGCGTAACCGATACCGTACCAATTGTTGTTTCGTTAATCACGATAAGCAGTGCATTATCCATCGGCATAACGTCCACCTGCTCCATGATTAATGAAGATGGTATACGAGGGCCAAAATAACCGATAAGCTTGCCGTAAATAGTACGGATAGTTCCGTTTACCACGCCTGTAGATCCAGCGGTTGGAAATGTACCAGCCGATACCGTGTCAACACTCATTACGTCTGTAGAAACCGTTGCTTTAGTTTCGATACGAATACCATCCTCTTTGTTTAAGCGGAAATCGTCGCCACCATCTTCTTTAGAAACCGCTTTTGTTACGTTTTCGTCGTAAGCTTCTTTAAAAACTTCAGCAAGCGTGCGCTGTTTTGTCGCTTCAGTAACTGTTTTAAGAGCTACAAGCGATTTACCTTGTTCCTCGATTATAGCTTTCTGCTCGTTAAGTGCATCGTTAGCTGTTTTAAGTTCAGCTTTCAGCGAGTCGCCGATAACTTTAACCTGTTCAGCAACCTGCGTTTTAACAGCCTCGCTTTGTTTGTTGTCTTCGTACTCCCTTTTGGCAGTAACATATTTTTCCTGTTCTTCAGGCGTCATTGCGGATAGTTCTGCCGCGCTTTTGTACTTAAAATCCATTGTTTATAGATTAAGATTAAAATAATTTTTTTGTGCTTCGTGTTGAGTGGCTAAAGCCGGGTCGGTATTCTCTTCTGAAGGTGAATCAGGTTCGGACTTCATGTTATTATCTAATGTAGGTGTAATGTTGTTGCTACCAAATAGTACCGCACTACCTTCTACTAATTTCGCCTCTGTAACTGCGCTAAAGTAACCTCTTGCATCTGCATCTTCTTTATTTGCAATTATAGGATAATATTTATCCCAATTTTCTTTATAATCTTTTGCCCAATCTTCATTAGAATTTATGCAATAAACCATATCTACGTACTGCATGCCTACCGAATGATTTGTTACATATCCATTTTTATATTGTTCAAACATAAAGGGGTTTCTCGACTGCTTAACAACGCTATCAAAAACAAGAGCCTGTGTGCTGCCATCATAATTAGCGCCTAATGTTTTCCATGCCAACGTTTTTACGTAAGCTGTAGAATTATCTGCAATAACAGCGTCAAATGCTTTCTTATGCTCCTGAAGGTGTAATCTTTTATCAGTATGACTTAATGACCTGTTCCATAAACCTTTTATATGAACGTCCCCATGGCTATCAAGTAAATTAGTGGTATTCATAACCACTCTAACTTTAAGCTCTGAAATGTCATTGACCGTAACAGGTTTATTGGCTTTCACTACCTCGGTTTCAGACTTAAATTCTTCAACGTATGAAAATGTAAAACTATCAGCAGCTTTAAAAGCATTTTTAGAAACTGACAATATAAGCGGCATGTTCTCCACTAAGGCTTTATACATTTCATCTTGAGTAGCGAATGATTGTCCGGGTAATTCTTTACAGGTTATCATTTATTTATTATTTTATTGCTTTTCAGCGTTTCAATCTTACTGGCAATTTCTTTTTTCAAATCAGGGTCGGTAGTTTTATCAGCCGTCTCCTGTAATTTTTTTATGGTTTCATCTACTTTCATGGCTTCTCAATTATCATATAACCCGACGGTATAACCGCAACCGTAATCATATCTTTAATTATCAGAGTATTCCCTGATTCCATTTGAATACCGTCGCCCATAACAGTATATTCAGCCATAGCGCCTATTGCACCCATTATTATAATTACATATGTTTTCATGATAGTATCTTCATATCAGTTAGTATTTTTTTCATTTCATCAGCGGTAATTACACCATCAGCGATCAGGGTTGATAAATTATCAATAATCAGTTTATTTGTCTCGTGTACCTGGTTCTTCGTTTTAGCTACACTACTAACGTGGTCATAACTTACTGAAATACCTTTTGTAAATTTAGCAAACTCGGCGTTAAACGTTTTAACTATGTTTGATGCTATCGGCATTACTTCATTCTCATATAATGACGATTCCGCAATACCTTTATTATCGAACGTATTATCTTTACCGTATGGGCTTAACTCTGCGGGCACGCCAAAAGCGTCATAAATCGCCAGTATATCAGTTTCAACCATTTCATAGAACTTCAAACCGTTAAGCCCTTCGGATAAATTATAACCATCAACGCCTTTTTTAGAGACTATGATACGGCTCTGTATACCTCGAGTGTTAAGCTTGGCTTCCATATCATCCTTCTCGGTACGTGGTGCAGCTTGACCTGGAGCGGTTGGCATCGTTATCATTGGCGCATTCAAACCTTCATCGATTGGGCTGCCTGTAGTGGCTTTAGGGCTAATCAGCGTAACCCCTGAGTTACATATCTGAATGTTCTTCGCTATCTGTGCATCTTCAATATTTTTAACCTGTGAACGTAGCGGCCTTATGCGGCTGTAACCTTTATCATCGTTGATGTTCTTTTTAACATCGTAGAAGAATATAACATCTATTTTTTTTATCGTTTCTGATTTACCATCTACTACTGTTTTAATTGAGTTTGCCAGTATTTCAGTATCATCAGGATTAAGGTTAATCAGTTGCAACGTTTCCATATTACCTACTGACTGCCATTTTTTCCATATCATCGTGTAACCTGGAGACAAAAGGTAAATGCAAAACTCTTTTAAGAATTCCTCAGTCGTCTGTTTATCGTTAGGGTTCTGAATTACCCTTAGTAATTTATCATTCTCATTCTCACTTGTAAACTTAGCGTTAGAAAGCGATTTTGCTATCTTACCTATCACGTTACCTAAAACGAAATTATTTTCTACCAGCTTAACGTATTTTGTTGAGTTATCGTAATTGATACCCTGAAATGTGTAGCCATTATAAACATCGAAACTTCCTTCTACAGGCTGACCGTTTATAATCATCATTCGTTTATCGATGCTGTTATCAGCCACACCCCGGAACGAAGGCCACCTCCACGTGGTAGGATCAAATAGGCTCATACCCATATAGCATTAAAGGCTATGCCTAAATTAATAAGCATAGCCTTTTGAGTTGTAATATGAGGGGTAACCTGTATCTTCACAGATTTTAATATTTTATGTTTGCCTCGTAATTGAGGTGTTAATGTATTGCAAATATAACTAAAATTTATTATAAGCAATAAATTATTTTATTTTACTATTCAGCGTCCAGGTTGTACTGGCTTTTTATAGATCCTTTTGGTATGTAAAAAATGTACTTCTGATTTTGTTCCTTAATGCTTAAAGAGAAATAATTTAGCCAGTAATCAGACTGCTTTATTCTCTCTATCTCTAACGTGGTTTTTGTGTCTGAATATTTTATAACGCTATTATTTACGTTAGTTTGACGTAGATAATATTCATCGCCTGATTTTAAATAGTAAGAATATTTCATAATCCCATCTATAATTACAGACCCCAAAAAGAAGCTGCCTGAAATTCCTGAATTATCTGATAATGATTCAAGCTGATATACATCTGTTACAACTATTTTTTCAGTAGGTATAGAAAATGCTGTAATGAACCCAGTTATAAGTCCAAAAATACAGCCAAATAAGCCGTTAAATAAATACTCTGAAGAATCCATCCATGTAGGATCAAAGTTTTTACGAGTTAATAAATAAGAAATAAATATCCCTAATAGGATAAATAAAATAAGTGTTATCATAATTGTTTGTTTAAGTTAATGGCGCGGCGGATGAGTTATAGTAGCTATACCGATTATCAGGAAGCCTGCAGCTAAGCCGATGCAGAAGCTGTACCAGTCGAATTTAGGAGTATCATGATGGTTGTCTTGATTTATAATATGCTGTAATCTATCCACTTGCATTTTATCTATCATGGATTTAATGTCCTCTGTCGGCCTGTCTGATTTTGATATGTACATAATGCCAGTAATTAAGCAGGTTTAAAATTTATAAAGCCTCAAACTCTTTATTTAAAACATCAATCTCTCTGATACAATAATCATCTATAGCAGCAAATACACCATCCCGGTATTTAGCATCTATCATGTTTATTTTTACAGCAATAAACGATAGTCTGTCGTATGTGTTTTGAGTATCAGCAAAGCTTATTATTTCGTTAAGTTTTTCTATTGTAGAATTTAAGTCTTTAGCCTGGTTTATTAAATCTTGCATGTGATTTATTTTATCTTGTGTCATATTTTTGTTATTTAAAATTAATCTCTAATATATTTTCACTAAAAGAATGATCCTGATAAACAAAACCTTTTTGTTTCATTAACACAGACCACCTTTCGATATGGGTTTCGATTACCCACGGGAAGATGTTTAAAACGTTGGGGGATATATGGAATATTGAGGTTTAATATTTTTCACAAATATACTAACTTATTTCAAACATCTGCCTATGATTCACATACATATATCTAATAAATTCTGTAACAGCATCTTCTATATCGTCGTGACCGTCCTCTGCCTTACCAATTTTAGGGTATCCTTGTAGATGTTTAACGGCTTGATTATGCTGTGGCTGAGTTACCGGATTAGCCCTCACGATATAAATCTTACTCATAAACTGAGCGAACGATGTTATACGGTGGTCTTTATTACCTGAAGAATAATAACCTTCCACATGCACGCCCATGTTTTGCAGCAACGTTACGTACACGCTGCCCTGGTTGTTGGTTTCCATTTTATTTATGATACTGCCATGCTCCTGTATTTTTTGCTTCAACAGCGGCGATGTAACCGCGCTGCCCTCCTGCGTGTAAATAGTATCGAACCAATACATTTTCCCGGCATTGACCTCAAAGAACGGCGTGGCAAAATAATCAGAACCGGTGTCGGCTACATCGGTAAAACTTAAACGTATTTCGTCGCCCCGGCGCGGCGGTAATGCATCGACGAAATTTAATTCCGGATACAGTAACCCGTCAACCGATTGTGCTATCTGATTGTACTGGATGTTATATGCTACATCGGAAATCGGTTTATTATCATCCAACAACCCGGCGCGCTGGTCAGACAATACCTTACGGGATAAACGTTTCGGATCAAGCAGTCCATCGATATAAAATGCCCGTAATTCAGGAGGGTTAATATTCTGGTAAATATCCTCAGCAGGTAAACACAAATGCCGCACATCATCTTTAAGTACCTTAAGCGCATGCCCTGCGGTATCTTTATTAGATAGCCGCTGCATGAATAAAATATACGGCGTTTTACGTTTATCTTTTTTACGGGATTGTAAGGCTTTGAACCCCTCGATGCATTCTGCGGCTTCTGCCGGGCTTTGAGCCGTTGAATAGTCCATTGCATCATCATCGGTTATTAAATCAACGTGCTTGCCTGTTTTTGATTTAGAGTTTGTAGTTACGGAA